AGACCCAGGAGAAAGCCGGTGAGCCCCTGCGGCAGCGCGAGCCATTGCGATACCCATTCAGTTGCGTAGAACGAGAAGAACGCACCACCGACCACCATGAACACACGTTCAAAGAACGTGCCATTCACAAAGCGCATCGAAGCCAGTGCGCCTGCCACACCGGCCAAGTTGTGTATCCATTGTTGAAAGTGTTCCCACATATCAAGGGTTGATCGTCACGCCAATCGTGTCGACATCAGTCAACGTGCCGTCGCTCGATGTCACTTCTATTGTGTCGGCACCAGTGATACCGGCATCGGGCTTGTATGTCAATCCATTGAGTGCAGCGTTGCACTGTGCAATGGTGCCGTAGATCACGACTTGCTTTGAGTTGTTCGTTGTGATCGACGCGCCGCCGCTTTGCATTGCGGTGTCGAATCTCGCTTTGAATGCGTTCGCAAATGCAAACGCGATTGCGCCGTCTGACTCGGTGTTATAGCAACCCACGCCGCGCAGCGTTGGATTCACAGCGTAGGCAGCATCCCATTCACGCGTGCACTCTGCCAGCGTCAATGAGTCCGTAGCCATGTTGTAATTGGATGAGAGCCCCATCAGCATCTTCGTCGTCGGCATTGGTGTAGCGACCCACGTACCAATCGCATTCTTCACTACATCCGCAGTCTTGAACGCAGCGTTATCTGTGAATTGTGGGTTAGCCCAATGCAGACAGTTAGCATCGGACATTGCCTTCATCAAGTTGCGATTAGCCGCATTGCTGTTCTTCACAGGTGCCGTGATCGCGAAGTTAGGTCCGTATTGCGTCTTCAATTTCCCGGCGATGTAGATCAACTGCGTCGCGTAATCGCCAACAGGATCACCGACCCAATTGTTAAAGTCGACACCGTCGATGCCGCCGAGATCGTTGTTGATGAATGGCGTAAGTGCAGCGAGCAAGTTGTCCGACTGTTGCTGCGTCTGATAGTTGAATTGGTTTCCCACACCGCCGATAACGAGAAAGACTTTTTGTCCGCGTGCACGCACCGCTTCGACATCAGCCCGCGCAGGCCACCCAGGATAAGGCCAAGCAGCAGAACCGTTGTCCAGGCCATTACCTGAATTGCGAAAGTGGAACAGGCCGATGATGCTGAAGTTCTGGCTCACGTTCAGCAGCGGTTGCGTGCCCCAGCTAGGCCAGAAGCCGTAGATCACCTTCGGCGGATAACCATCGGCCAGGAGTGAGCCGCCGACTGCGACTGCATTGAGCACGCCTCTTGTCGCCTTGAGCGTGACTGTGAGATTCGCCGAGTTAGGATCAGACACGGTAATGGGATAGCCATTTGCAACAGAGAACGTCTGTGTACCGTTCATAGTCATGACACGACTCGCAGGCACGGTGTTGACCGGCGCACCAACAGGCGCACCGACTGTGATCGCAATGGTATCGTAATCCACTAGCGCACCATCTGAAGTCGACATCGCTATTTGTCCGGCACCAGAGAAACCCGCGCTCGGTGTATAGATCAACGTCGCAAGCGCTGCGTTTATCTGCGCCTGCGTGCCCGAGATCGTCACGAGGCTCGATCCATTGCCCGACACAGACGCGCCGCCCGCAACAGACACCGCAGCCGTGCCGCCTGACATCGTGAGCGTTGTCGTGAGCGACGGTGTATCCGGATCATAGACACTGATATTCGCGCTCGATAGATTGAGCGCTGTTTGATAGGCTGTCGTCTTCGCACTAGTCACTGTCTATGTCGACGTTGTACCCGTCCGTTGTGCGGATCGTGATGACAGCCGTAACGTCAGCCGTAGGCGGGCGAAAATACATCCCGTTCAATGCGCGATTCACATTGGCCGGTGAGCCGGTGAGACTTACTTTGTCGGTGTTGTTATTCCATATCATCGTGCTCGGATTCGGAATCACTTCAATCGTGCCGACACTCGAAGTGAGGTGTACCGTCACCGTCGGTGAATCGACATCCACGATAGAAACGAGGTTGCCGTTAGCTTCGGAGAATTGCTTCGCTGTACCCTGCGGTGTTGTCTGTGTCGCAGGCACGGTGTTGATAGGTGGCGCATTCTCAGGGATGCCTGACGGTGGAATACGTAGCCGTGCTTTTCCAAAGATACGAGGCATGATGTGCCCTTATGCTGCGGACATTCGAAAGATTCGAAAGCCTATGCCGTTGCTCGAAATGATTGCCGCGTTGCCAACAGTGACAGTCTTATTCGCTGTTGTTCCATCTACCCAGGTGACACCGGCAGAGGCAACAGCGTTGATTGTCGCAGTGCCGACGATAGCATTGACGACAATCGAAAAGCCATCGACAAGGCACTCAGGATGAAATGAGATGGTGGCACTTGCTCTGACATCGCAACAGCAGCCGTTGTCACCCAGGCGCATCTGTCTGCTTGCCGTCACGTCTACGCCACCCGAATCCGGGTCGAGCGGATCGGCGCGCACTCGCGACATGCCCGACGTGTAGATGTCGTTCAGTCGGTCGATGTAGTCTTTCTTGCCGTATTCAAAGGGACGTGAAGTAGCCATCACACTTCCTCCATTGCGACACGCGCAACATATTGATCGTAATTGGATTGAGACAAAGGCGGGCTGTCTGTGAACTTGCCCCACATCTGATAGCTCTGTTCGAGCAATGTGTCATTGTCTTCTGGGAACAAGCTGACGAACAACGGTTCTGTCATGCCGTTGTATCGGATCATGCGCAGCATCGAGGCACGATCCTCCGCGTTCATGTTCGCGAGTTCAAACTCAATGCGACGCCACTTCGGTCCGCGCTCGCCGCGCAAGTCGCCGGACTCTGTGCGCCTGCTCTTGCTTGAGTCTACATACGTGACGCTGTGACCGAAGTTGAAGTTATACGTTGGCGACCACACCGGACCGGCAATCAAGCGACCGACTTCAACATACGTGTCGGGATTATTCAAGTCATAGAAGTGCACTTCGAGCTTGCGCACGGCATGAGAACCCGGCACCCAGACAACACCGTAGCCGCCATAGCCGTAGGCGAACAGAGAGGCACCGCCGCGCTGATAGAAGTTCTCGCCAAGGGGCGAGCCCCACAAGAACTGTCCGAGCCCAGGAGGTGCCGCGCAAGGCACTGCCCCGGTGTCGAATGCCGGTGTGAGGTCTGTCTCGAAGGTATAGCCGAATGCGCGCATGGTTGCTTCTGCCGTGAGGTTGTTGAATGCCGCCACGACGCAGCTAATCGGTTCAGGCTTAGGCCATGTGCAGACGACACCGGCATTCACATTCGTTGCGCGCCATACCTTCGCCTTGAGGTTCGAAAGAAGATTAGTTGCGACAAGTGAGCCGGACTCGCTCGACGCGACAAGCGTTGCGCGGTCGATTGCGTTGTCCCACACCATGCGAATATTGCTCATGTTAGCCCCAAGGAAATCGCCCGCCTGGGCCTCTTGCATATACATTCTTGTACGCGACAAAGTCTGTACCCCCGAAGGTTACTTTAACGCGAACGCATCCACGAAGATTCGGGTCGACTGCTGCATGTCCCATGTAGCCGGTGCTGTTAGGGTAAGGCAGCGAGTATGGATAGCTGGCCGCTTCAATTGTTTTGATTGAAGGATCGGCACTATTCGTCAGGATGATGCCGTGCTGGGGCAACGTCAACTCTGAGAAGCCAGTGATGACCCATTTCGATGTCGCGGTGTCATAGACGGTTGTGTAGCCTCCAAGTTGCCACGTGATTGCCGGTGGCGGATTCATGCCGGTGAAGACAACTGACAGCGTTTCTCGCGGGCCTGTTGGAACACCGGAGGTCGGTGTTTGCCAAAGCGTATTGTTTTCGTATGGACCGACGCTCCAATAACCAACGTCACTATTCAACTTGATGCCGGTATAACCCGGCACAATAATTTGTTCAACGGCTGTGACAGGCACAATGCGTTGCGGTGATCCTTGCATGGTCAAGTCACGTTCATTGACAGTAGCAGCCATCAGATTAGCACCTTAAGAGTGACCTGGGACGTTAGCCAGTTTACAGCTACGGAAATGACTTGACCAGTCTTGCCAGCGGACAAACCGAACCGACGATGCTTGAGCGTCATCGCCGCACCTACTGGCGTGAACATCAGATTCGCAAAGCCGACGAATTCGTAAACGTGTCGCTGTGCCGAACGCAGACTGATGCGTCGACCGCATTCATCGCTTGCGCTTGCCTTGTCCAACAGCAAACAATTCTCTTGTTCAGGCTCACTCGACAAACCATACTTGTCGCGCAACGCAGGGTCAACGTTCAGAACAGTAAGCCACTCACGCGCATACATCGACTTGTGATCTTCAGGTATGCCCGCCGCCGTGTCTTCTTGCACTGTCCAATTCTTGC